CGCCCGCATTGGAGGAGAGGTTGACTAAACCTCTGGGGTCCTCGAGTCACTATCACTCAAAAAGAGATGATAGTTAACGAGGGAAACAGCGCGAAGCTGTTCCAAGCCGAAGTTTACACAGTCTGGGATGAAATCCCAGTTCGGTGTAATACGTTTCCTTCGGTAGTAGAACACCTTATTACTACGGATAGTAATTTGGTGCCAACTAATGTAGCCGCTTAAGTATGCATAGAGCAGTCCCTCATAATTGAAGGAACGTTTCTTAGCACGCTTTGGGCTGATGACGGTGGAATCTGAGATCCGCAATTTCGGGGATCTCACCATGAAAGGCCGATAGAGCACAGACTTTGTGTTTGTGTCTCTAGTGACCTTTGCTACTGGAAGGTGTTCATAAAGCACCTTGAAACCAGCGTCATCATTTTCCGCTACAGGTACGAGGCACTTATACTTGCTCGATTGATAGAGCAGGTTAAGTGTCTCTGGAAGTGGAATGCGATGAATCGCACTCCACTCCTGTAGACGGTTAAAGGCTACATACCTAGACTGTTCCGAAGCTAAACTTTTTACGTAAACTGCCCGAACAGGGTAGCCGTCGTAAAAGTCAGCCCCGCAACTCTCTCGGAAAGACCCTTCAAGAAAGGTCTTGTCTGCATTTTCACGGAAACCAAGGAGGTTAAGAAGACGTATTACTTGACGAGATAATTTTGTCTCGACTATGATATCGTCTCCGTTAATTCCATAATTTCCGCAAACAATACCACCTCTAGGGAGTAAGCGGGTTCTCCGCTTCTTCACTCCGTTGAGATGATATACAGCAGACACAACGCAACTAAATATGATAGTTTGTAAGGGGAAAGTATAACCATTCCCCATAGAACTAATCATATATAGTTCTTGCCAGCTCCTATCTGGAAGCTGCACATGTGATGACCGAAATAGTTCCAATGTCCCCATTAAAGTCTTGGGGAGGAACTCACGGCACATCGCCAGTGAAATAGTGTCCGAAGCAGACGACAAATCTATTGTTGATAGATTGCCATCTGTCGAGCCACTCTTTGCAAGCTCGCGATTAAAGGCTTGTTGTATAGAGAGGTCAATACCCGCACTTTTCTTCAATAGTTGTGTGAGTACTGACTCAACCCCTTTCTGAAAATACATATTCAGAGTGGGCTCTATACATATAACCCGCGAGACGTCATTCCTTTTCGGTACGAAGGACAAGCGCGATCCATTTACCTGTTGATAAGAGCCATGCCTTTGATAGCGGTTTTCTTCCGCAGATCTAAGCATAGGATATCTGTTACAGTGGATCTTGTACAGTGAATAGAGACTGG